CCCCCATGATTCGGGGGAGCACCAGATCCAACATCGACGGGGAAGCATGAAACGACAGCCCGCCACCGATCCGGCTCAGCCCATCCCGCGTCCGCTCAATCGGCATCGACCGCGTTCCACGGATGCCCGCAGTCTCGATCATCTCGCGGGCATTCCGCAGACTCTCAGACCGGAATTCATAGGCTTCCGTGTAGCTCCCAATCGCCGTGCCAGCAGCCGCCATCGACAGGCGGGACTGGTGCCCCATGCTCGCGTCAGCCATGTATCTGTTCTCCTATGTGTTCGGCCACCGCGTTCCCGAGAACTCGGGCGATTGTGTCCGCTGTTGGTTGATCGCATCCTACATGTGGACGGGCAGGCATCCGCCGCGTTCCCGTCTGGTGCCAGTGTGCATAGGGGACCGACGTTCCGAACCGCAGCCACGTGTCGCCGGTTTCCCAGATGGTGTCTGCCGTGCCGTTCGGAGTCGTCAGTGACTCGTACATCCGGCCAGAGTCTACCAGAATCGCCCCGTGTTCCTTCCGCAGAATCGTGGACATTGCCAGCGGTGCCCACGCCTTGCCGCTGGCATCCCGCTGTTCGAGATACAGCTTTCGCTCGAAGCCTTGCAAGATCTCGATGGCGTCGTCCAGTGCCTCGGTGTAGTCGGCATCAGCAGCACTCTCCGCCGCGTCAATCACCACACTGACGAGATTTTCGAGATTCACGCGCGGCCCTCCCTGTTGACGATCCGCAGGGTAAAGCCGCTCACGAACAGATCACGGGCGAACGCCGCCGCGTCAACAATCGCCATCGGGACGACTGTCATCGTATATCCGCGAGTCGTGTCCAGCCGCTGATTGCTGAACGCCTTGCGGATCGTCTCCCGCCACGTCAGCCGCTGATCAAGGTACAGCGTCTGCTTGTCCGTCGGCTGCTCGGCATCAATCTTGAGACTCGCGACGATGGCCACCACCACGGGATATTCCACATCGTCCCGAAGATTGCTTGTTGCTGTGATCGTCTCCGCACCGAATGGAGCGATGACAACCGCAGGCATCCGCTGTGCCGGCAGTCTGGCGATCTCCACTGCTGCACTATGACAGATCACGACGTTGGAACGGGGAATCCCCGGCAGGTCCAACGCCTGCACCTGATCCCGCACGGTCTCAAGAATCGTGGTCAGTTCAGCGGGCATCAAACCTGCCTCCGACAGACGACGGTCCATCGAGTGTCAAGCGTCGCTTGGCTCGTCTGGATGACACGCCACCGCACGTCAGCCGAATCGATAATGATGTCATCCACTTGCACGCCGCGAGTTCCGCACTGTGTCGCGTTCAGGCTGAATGACTTTTCATCACCGACAATCTCGATCCCGGCAGCAGCCAGACGTGCCCGATTGACCACACCGGCTACCGCATTCGCAACAGTGACGCTTGACGCCCCCTCCGGCCTGATCTGTCGCAGGGTAACGGTCTCGCCGTTGTCGAAGATCGTATAGTCGCCGGAGATGTCTAGCGTCATGTCGTGGCCTCGCCGATCTCCTCAAAGGCACCTGTCGCCGCAGACTGCAACGAATTCAACGCCGCGATCTGGCCGAGGATCGCGTTGCGGTATCCGTTCCAATCCACCTGCTGCCCGTCGATGTTGTACGACGGTTTTGGGTTGGCGGACTCGGTCGCCAACGCTGCAAGAAGATTGCTTTTGATCGTCGCGATCTGTTCGGCATCGGTCGGCATTAAACACGCTCGATCTCAAGAGCCTTGAACGGAAACACCCGGCCCGAATTGCCACGCCCGTTAAACGCTCTCACGGCGTCTTCGGCTGTCTCGGCTTCCACGTCCTGCCAAGTCTCCGTGCCCTTTGGTCGGACTCGCCAGCGGGGCAATGTGACGCCCGGGGGAGTCTCTGCCACGACCAGCACCGTATCCACTTCCGGATCTTGCTGAACCGGTTTGTCTTTCGCTTTCGCCATCACTCATGCTCCAAAAAACAGCCCCCGCCGGTAGTTGGCCGACGGGGGCGGAATCGTGTCGGCCTCTCAGCCTACTAGGCCGTGCACTTGACCATCGCGCGAGGCTCGACAGTGGCGAACGCTCCACGCTCAGACGCCTTGAACCGCATCACCACATCAGAGGTGAATTCCGCTTCGTTGTTGGCGGGAGCCTGCACCACGGTGAGGGGCCAATTCTCCATGTACCGGAACGCCTTGCCGGGATCGCCGAGGAACCAACTGGTATCGGTCGCCATGCGGGCCGCCAACTGGTTGCTGGAGACGATGGAGTAGTTCTGGACCGGATTCTGTGCACGGGTCTCCGTCGGATTGCCAGTGGTGGCATATCCGGGCGTCGTGACAGTGATCTCCGACGCGTTGACAATCCGCCGGGCAGTGTACAGCAACTGCCGGGTGACGATCAGGTGAGACGGATTGATCAGGATCGGCTCGCCGGTTTCCGGGTCGAGAATGCCAGCGAAAAGCCGCTCGGCATTGTCAATATCGGTCCAGTCCACCAACGCATTCGACGCCTCCAGATTGTCCCATGAGTGGGTGCCGGAGTTGTCGCCGTAGGTGGCGATCACGGTGTCGCGCCAGCGGTAGCGGTGATCGGTGACGTTCTCATCAACGATGCAGTCGATGGCCCGCTTCTCCTTGTTCAGCCCGAGGGCCTCGCCAACCCGACGACACCGATCTTCCAGAACGCCAGTGCGGTCGAAGAAGATGGCTTCCTTCGTCACCTCGACAATCAACCCACGCTTGGTGGTCGTCGGGGTGTCGATGTAGGTCTGCGAGACACCGGCCTTCGGGTAAGGCTGGCCCTCATCGACGATCAGGGCTTCGTCACCGATGCCGCTGATGCCGGGGATCCGCTCGCCATTGAACTGCGTCGAGACGGTGGGGATCAACGGGGTGAAGACGAACGCCTCTTGGACGTATGCCTCCATCACGGCATTGTACAAGAGTTGTCCGCTGATCTTGGCGAACTGGCTGGACGCCACGAGCGAAGCGGTTTCCTTCAGTTCGGAATTGCCCTGCATCCGAGGATCGTACAAACTCAGCAGTTCCCGGCCATCGGGCACGAAGTTTTCGAACAGGGACCGGATGGAGAAGTCGCCAAACTTCACTTGCTTGGTCCGCAGTCCCTCGGCCAGATCGGCGTTGAACCGCTCGACGTTGTTGTCACGTTGGGCCGCTTCGAAGAGCCGCCGCAGATTCTGTGTTTTGATCATGTGCTTTGGCTCCTGTTAGCGTTCTTGAGTGCAGACCACGTAGTCCACATTCAACAGTTCGTTGGTCGCGGTTCCGTTCTTCACACCGATACCGATCTGCATTTCGGTCGCCGAGGTGAAGATGTAATCGTGCTGGCAGCACAGCACACCATCGACGAAGAACGACACATAGGCGTTCGTCGAGGAATATGGCATGTACTCGATCCGCAGCGTCTGGTAAGCACTGCCGCCCGCCGTCTGCGTCTTCTTGCTCAGATTGTTGACGTTGGTGGAGACCAGATCGTCGGTCGTCTGCGTGGTGCTGTTGCTGGTTTCCGCCTGCCAGCGGGTGCCGCCATCCACCTTGAAGAACACTGCGCCGCTGTAGCTCGACGGGGGGCCACCGCCATTATCAACAAGGCTGTTCGCCCCGACGGCATCCAGCAGCCCGACGAGGATGTTCGCCGCATTCGTGGCAGCTTCAGTGAACTGCACGCGGGCTTCGAACAAGAGCGGCTTGTCAGCAGCGAACTTGAAAACCTCGTTCGCTGATTCGATGTAGGCTTCGTCGTTGTCCGCGACAGTGCCGTCAGACGGCACCAGAGCGATCACGCCGCCCGCCGCGTCTCCCACGCTGGCAGTGCCGGAGTCGGTGAGAGTCGTCACCCAATCCGCCGCGTCCACGTCGCGAAGGAAATCGTCTTGAATCGTGAATTGGTTACGCTGGGCCAACAGCCACGGCAAACCGTCAGTTCGTACAGCCATTTATCGGCTCCTTCAGTTGGAACGAATGGCAGCAACAAACTGCCGGGTATCGGTGGGATAAGTCACGTTGATCGCCGCCGGGGGACTGGCCACAGGACGGGGGTTGCGCTGCGAGACGGGCCACGATTCGAGGATCGCCTGCCTCTTGCCAGCATCGACAGCCAGCAACGCCGCGACACGCTCAGCCGTCACCTCTCGGCCAGACGACTCCAGCAGCTTGCGGGCATCACTCTCGGCCTTGATGGCGGTGAACGACTCCAGCAAGGCATCGAACTTGGACAGCACGGGGGCCACGGCTTCGGCCATCGCCTTTTTCAGATCTTCGGGGGCCATCCCCTCGCCTTCCATCTCGGTCTCAGCTTCGGGAGGCTCACCAGCGGGGGCCGCGTCTTGCGATTGCAACATCTCTTGGGCCTTGAGGATCGCCGCGAGTCGCCGCATCTTCTCGGCTCGGTCGGCATCCATCCCCATCACCTCCGCGACCATCGCCGCGAAGTAGTCCATCTCGTTCTCCTGCATCGGCTTGTCGGCGTAGGCATCCATCCCCTCAGCCGCCAGCACCCTCTCTTCACCGGCAGCCACTGCGGCTTCGCGGATCGTCATCGGCTTCCCCTTGCTTTCAAAAAGTCCCGCATTGGTGGCGGGAGTCTGGACAAGATCGACGCTGTGTACACGCTCTACCGTCTCGACAATCACCCGCTGGCCGTCCATCCGCACCGTGCCTTCAGCATGATGACTCAGGCCGATCCGGTTCGGGTTGCGTTCTGCTGCCTCAGCCACGAGTTCCGCTTGCGGGTGACTCCGCAGGTAGTGCAGATCGCCGTAGACGCCGTCCGCTTCCTGCCGCACGTTCCTGATCCACCCGAACGCCTCAGCCAGTGGCCGGTCTTTCCGTTCGGTGGCAGGATGATCGACGTTGACAGGGGCCCCCTCGTACAGGCGGGCAGCCTCAGACATTGCACGGGGCGAGTACTTCCGCCCGTTCTTCGAGTCCGGCCCGAGGATACGCACGCCCTCGATCAGTCCGGCCTCTCGGTCGACTCGGCGGGGGGCGATTGCTGTCTGTTCGGTGAGTCTCATATCTCGATTGTCGAGACAGCACAGACCGCCGCAATATCAGAGGGGACAAAATGCCACGTTCATACAAAAGGCACCTTCCGTAAAATTTTACGCAAGGTCAGCCGCCCTTGTTTTCTAGGGGTCTCGGACCATAGGGCAAATTTGCCCCAAGGTTATCCCGACACTCTCACCCGACGTGCTTGCGGCTCGCGAGTCGTTCGCAGGTAACACCGACAGTTTGGATGCGCAGGCGGGCCACCGTTCGC